CAAGAACCACTCGTTGATTAAGAATAATCCAGCAACATGAACTTCGTCACTTATATTCTAGCTATTGCTATTGTTGTTTTTGTTTTGTATTGCTTGTATTGCTACGCCCTGCGTGTCATACTTAGGCGTTATGAGCTTGAGGCTTCTCAAACCATCGTTGAGTATGACAATGCGGAAGAGGATCTGGATGAAATTATGATTCCAGAGTCCTTTGAGAGTTTGTTGGTGGACTCTCGTGGGGATGTAGAAACCCCCTTAGCTGCACCTTCAGTCCCGGATTCAACGACCGGGCCGCCACGCCGTTTGACGAAACGGCGTCGCGTTCGACCACAAGTTGGTAAAATCGCGTGCTCCTTGGCCAAAGCTGCTTATCTTCAGTTCGGTGATCGGATCAGGTCGGCCGCTAACTTGCTTATTACTCGTAAGTGGATGCGCGACCGTCTTTCGGAGTACGCTGATCTCAGGGCTCATGATGCCGGAAACATCATTGATGCCGCGTTGGAACTGAGTTTTTATCCCTCTAAAGCCGCACAGTGCATGGCGCTGCATCGTTTGACGCAAGCCCATGCAGATCGTATGTCGGCCTTGCCCACCTATGGTGGCTGGTGGGCCGCCCTCTTCGGGGGGCGGCCCGGCCGGCCCCATTAGGGGGGCCCCGTTGTTGCACGTGGGGTGGGTTGCGCCAAAAGCGCTGCTCCCGACCACCCCAGTTTGAACGTGCGAAAACAATGGGGAGAGATAAAGGACAGGGTGATGGTACAGGTAACTGGGGTCTCTCCCCCAGTCCATCTCCGGTCCTTTAATAATGATATAAATACCTTGGAACGGGCGGTGAAGGAAAGGGTCTTCTTTGTTAAAGAGAAGGGCACCTTTACTTCGCCCCCGCGACCCGAAAATGGGCATTTTGAACGCACTCTTAGGGGTGTGTTCAACCTGTTTGGCAAGCACCTCCCTAAGACCGCCCCGTTGAGTCGTCAACAGTTTGTTGACTCATTCCGTGGCCGCAAGAGAGGTGTCTACCAACAGGCCGCTGACTCGTTGCTGCGAACCAACCTGTCAGTTAGGGATGCTCATTTGAAGGTGTTCGTTAAGTTCGAGAAAACTGATTTTACTCGGAAAACGGACCCAGTGCCGCGTGTGATCTCCCCTAGGTCGCCGCGGTACAATGTAGAGGTTGGGCGCTATTTGCGTCCCCTCGAGGAGAGAATCTTTAGGTCAATCAGTGATTTGTTTGGCCATCGTACAGTCATTAAGGGTATGAATTCTTCCGCCTCGGGTAAATGCTTGTTTGAGAAGTGGAGTGTCTTTAAGAAGCCAGTTGCTATTGGTCTTGACGCTAGTCGGTTTGATCAGCATGTGTCGTTGGATGCTCTCAAATTCGAACACTCCGTCTATCTCGCTTGCTTCCCCAGGCTTAAACACAAGCGCCAATTGTCGGGATTACTTAGGATGCAGTTGTTGAATCATTGCACTGGGTATGTTCCTGATGGTCGCGTCAAGTACACCGTTGAAGGTAAGCGGATGAGTGGTGATATGAACACCAGTTTGGGTAACTGCATATTGATGTGTCTTATGGTGCGCGCTTATGCTGAATCCTGTGGAGTGCGTCTCCATCTCGCTAATAATGGTGATGATTGCGTCGTCTTTATGGAGCAGCGTGACCTTGGTAAGTTCAACGCAGGGTTGGATTCGTGGTTTCGTGCCATGGGTTTTAACATGGCTGTTGAGCCTCCTTGCTATGATTTTGAGGCCATCGAGTTTTGTCAAACTCACCCGGTCTGGGTTGGACCTGATCATGACGATTATATCATGGTCCGGCACCCGAAATGGGCTATCTCTAAAGACACCATGTGCATTAAGTCGATTGACAGTGAGAAAATGTTTCTCGGTTGGTTGCATGCTGTTGGTACTGGGGGTATGGCGGGTGCTGGTCAAATTCCTGTTTTTCAGGAGTTTTACCGCACCTATATCATGTCTGGCAAGTTTTATGCCAAGGCTGAGGATTCCCAGAGTTGGGGGGTGCGTGCGTTGGCTAAAGGTATGACCCGTGTTTACGGGCCTATATCGGCCTTGACCCGTGCCTCCTTTTACTGGGCTTTTGGTGTCACTCCCGATGAACAGTTGTGTTTGGAAGAATTCTATGGCTCTGTGGCATTGGACTCTGTTTTTCGACAAGGACCTGTCGAATACCAGATACCGATGCCGTTGTGATCGGTCAACCCACTCATGGGTCAAATGGGTAACCTTTAAAAAATAAGGGGGTGGCGACCATAGCCAGGGCGGTGACCTTCACCATGGGGTCCCATTCGTTAAACTGCCCAAAACGTTTCCTTTTAGGTGTAAATAATTACGTGCTAAACAGAATGCCGAACGACTGCACGGCGCAATCTGGTTACAGACGAATGTGATGAACAGTCTCCTTCCATGGTAGGGGATCCCATACAACCATGACAACTTTTTATGATGTTCCTTTAAATGACAACAATTTTTTCGCAATTGATGATGATTTTATCCCTTACAGTGTTCCTGAGTCTGCTGTTTTTCCTGATCCGGGTATTGATGTTGCTATCGGGGTTGCGGTTGGCGAGGTCGAAGAGGCGACTCTTACGACTACGGTCGCCGCTGAGGCCCTTTTGGCGGCGACACCGGTAGGCTGGGTTGCTGCTGGCGTTGCTGCAGCTATTGGCGCTGGGTATTTTGCTCTTGAATATATTAGTGGGTCTGGCGGTGGGTCAACTATGGGGCGGGGACGGGTAGCCGTTACGCCCGCCCCTTCACCTGTTACGCAGCCACCTACCGTCTATAATCCTTATAGTGGTACGCCAGATTGTAGAATTATATACACTCACGATTTAAATATACCTACGCTTTCCCAATGGTTAAGACCAAGCAACGTAAACAACAACCTAAACCTAAGCCGCCGCCAAGCCAACAGGTTTCAAAAGGTCGTGTCCCTGCAAAGGGACCGAAACAATCGCCTTTTGGCCCTATAAGCTCTATTAATTCTGCACCTGTCACCGCTGGCAACTCCGTCCGTGGCGTCGCCTCTCGCGTTATCAATGTCGCTGGGGGTGTGCGCGTTACCGGTCGAGATTTTGCTATGACTGCTATAGGCACGGGATCCAATACTGGTTGGACCTGTGTCTGTGGCATGCCATTGACCCCGGTCGCAATGTCATCTACAGCGCTCAAACAGTTCCTTAATCTGTATGCTTATTACAAAGTTAACGTTCTGGTGGCCCATTACATCACTTCGGCGCCCACGTCGTCGAATGGTGATGTGTTGTTGTACTTCCAGAAATCTCATGCTGATCCTATGGTTAATTGGGGTAGTTCGAACTTTCTTCCGTTCGTAATGTCCGACGACAGTTCCATCATTGGGCCCCAATGGACCAATCAGTCTAGCATGTACCGTCCTGAGCCCGTTTGGATCAAAACTGATTATCTTACGGGTGATAGTTTGGGTGATGAAGCCATTGGGGATTTGTTCTTGTTTAGCAAGACGTCCTCCACTAGTTCAGCGGGTTATGTCATTCTTGATTATGAGATTGAGTTTCGTGACCTGCAGCTGAATATCAAGAACACTTTGTTCCCTGTCGTTCGCGCACAGTGGACCAATGTTGCCGTTGGCACCGCTTCCGTCGTTGCCGTTACTGGCTCTACGGAGTTTGCCGTGTCCACGTACGGCAATAATTTGGATGGTTCGGTTTCGGCCTTCCCTTATAGCGCTGCTATTGGTGATGTTTATAAGTGTTTTATAGATATTAAGAGCTCTAGCCTTACCACGGTTACTGCAGCTAACCTTTTGGTTTATGGTGTCAACGTTAATACGTTGACCGTGACCAATGGGTTTACCTGTTACGTGGTTATTGCTAATTCTAGTACTTTGGTCTTCTACCCAACTTATCAGGCCGCCATGGCCACTACCAACCCTTTCTTCTATGGTGTCACTGCCACTATAGCGTTCACCTTGCAGACTTGGTTATCATTGGTCGGCTCCACGGGCGGTACCGTTAGCCAAGCTAATATGTGATAAAACGTTTTCCTTTCGCCTCAATTTGTTGTAGTATCAATTCCATTCGTGGGACCGACGAACCGGTATATAAAACAACTTTATGTGCGTCGAAAAACAGTATAAAAATGTTGAAAATTCTGCTTTGCAGGACCGCGGTAACCGGTATATAAAAGGGTGCTTGACGAAGCGCCCCGTCGAAAAATATTTCCTTTTGTTTTGTTTTTTCTTTTGTTGTTCCCGTGATTGACCTTACGGTTTTGTTGTTCGTAGCTTGGGCCAAAATCTTTTGTGCCAGGACCCTTGCGCTGTATCAAACCAGCATGTTTAATTACATATGCC